AGACACGGTAAATCCACTACCCTCAATACTCTGTCGAACAATCGGTTCCCCTGATGAACCATAAACGGCTGTTCCATATAAACTACTTCCATAGATAGCAGATGAACCACCAATATTTAATGGGTACGGATTAGGTTGAGGAATACTACTCGAACCAAAATCGTATCTGATGCGGAAATCTGAGTCAACTGGACCCTCGTTTTCATAGTTCCAGATAATTCTCTGCATCATTTTTCTGAGGCCAACATCTCCCATCGTATAAGCAGGGGACTCATACAAAGCAGTTATGTTTGTTCCGTCGAACTTGGATGTATCTTCTTGTTTAAATACGAATCCGTCGTACCCACCGTGAATTATGGTTTCAGTCCCATTGATAAAACCTGAAGCACAACACGCAGGTTTCATTCCTATTATGTCAGCGTACTCCCAGCCAACACCGCCCTCTACACCGGACTTTATAACGCCTATAATTCCTGCACATTTACTTTCTGTTTGGGAATCTCCGGGAAAGAAAAGTCTGTATTGACTCTTACTTCTGATTACAAGGGATGATATACGGTCAGTTGTAACGTTGTCTAGTCGAGGCTGTATTTGTTTGGATATGGTTCCAAGTTCAACGTCACCAATTCTTTCAGTACCAGCAATGGTTCGCAAACCGTCAGGAGCAAGGTAGACAATGTCACCTGATATCTCCTGAATACTGAACCCATCTACGCAACCAATCTTTCTGGTTACAGGAACCACGGCAAAATCTGATAGGCTGGAGCCTGTTATCTTAAAGATTGAGTCCTCACAAAAAACAAACAAGTTTTCACGGAAGACTTTTATACCTACGATAACACCGTCTACTTTTATAGACCCTGCACCCGAACCCCCTGTAAAGTCATCCTCGTCAAAGGGTACACTAAATATAAGTTCTTGAGGGGTGGCAGACATGCCAGCATAAAAAGCGTGGCTTCTGAATATCTCTACGAACTTTGGGTCTGCAGGTCTGCCGGATGCACTTATATCACTTACAGATGAGTTGTCAAATATGGATGCGAGGTTGGCACCATCCACCATAATCATCTTGTCGGTGCCGTTGAAGTTGTAATTTACAAAGTTATATCTTCCGGCACTGGTGCGGCCTGTATCAATACTTGTGTAGCCACTACCCGAACTCTTAAATACAGATGTTCCCTGTGCAACAATCACTTGGTTTTTGTATATGTGAACACCAAGAATTGTACTAGTTGAACTCCCAACCTGTGCAGAGTCAAACTTAGAGAACCCACTTATACGACGGTAGCCACCGTTTATGTCAGGCTCAAAGTTTTTTAACTGTATTGCAGCCCCTTGAGGTAGAGAAAAGGTATCTTTATCAAGAACCAGACCACCACCTAGACGTACGACATAAGGACTCTGTAGTGAAGTATCTGGCATTAAACGGCTCTCATGTAGTCCTTACGGTTAATAAGTTCGACACGCATACGGTTCAAACCCTCTGAGTAATCCCGTAGTGCAAGCTGAGAGAACTGAGTATCCGAACGTAACATGTGAGTATAGTAACGAGCGCGGTTTACAATAACGTCGTGAAATCTTTCAGGTATGGTAGGGGTGTCCGTCGCTGCTACCATGTCTGAGTGCGTTGCGTAGTAATAGTAACGAATAGTATAGGTAGACACATCTGGAACCGGAGACAAACCTATTTTTTCGTCGGGAGTCTGGTACACAAATCTGGGAAGACCTTCACTATCCCCTGTTGGGTTAGTGTCAGGTTCATTAAAACTCTCTATGTATTCATTAAATGATAAGTATTTTAAAGTTGTTTCTGAAGTAGTCGCAGATTCTTGAACAGTAAAGGTATCAAAATCTATTGTCTTAGTATTGGCAGGGGGAGTGTATTCGCCTGTGCTTGCAGTTGTTGTAATAGAAGCAGACACAATAGTAAACGGCCATTGAACTTCAGAGTTTATAATGTCACGTTGCGATTTGTTTATGAAGTCTTTTACCGAAGTTTGTATACCCCTGCTCGAACCAATTGTTGTGAGTTCAACTTCGTTGACTTCGCGTAGAACAGCATTTATTAGTTCAAGAAATGTCATGGGTCGGTTTGCTCTTCTTTTGTTTTAGTTTGTACTGTTTGACACCGCTGGATAGAGTTCGTAAAAGTTTTAGGTCTTCTTTTTTGTACACTGGTAGGAACTTTGTTTTTCTTAAATCGACTGGCTTTAACAGTTGGTGACGTATCACTTTTTGTTCCAATTTAGTACTGTGCGGTGTTTTTTCCAAAACCAGTTGCCAATACAAGTAAAGGGCTTACCCATTGAGAGTAAAGCCCAACCTAGCTGTCTAATCAAACAGGGACGGATACCTGTCATCCGTGATTTCATCCAATGCTTCAAGCCTACTATTTGCTTCTTCCCAACTTCCAAGAGCTTTATCCATTTCCGCAAGAAGGTCAGGGTGTTCCCCAATAGCTGTTGGATTTTGGAGATAATTTGTAAGAATATATTTTGCACTTTTTTTCTGTGCCTCGTATCTATGACGCAGTGCGTCTATTGCAAGTTGTTTCATGGAATTCCCTTCAAAAGTATTATATACGAATTTTGAAGTTTAGTCAAGAATTTAATTGATAAGACCTGATGCCGTAGAAATCATCATTGCAAGAAACAAACCAAGTGCCATTACAACCACTCCAGTTATTATGGCCCCTACCTTTATGTTTTCCATAATTTCTTCTTGTCGTAGGATTTCTGCTCTTCGTGCGGCGGCGGCAGCTTCCTTTGCGGCTTGAATACGCTTCGCTCTTTCAGCTACAATACCCTTCCAAGTTCCCGGACCAAATCTCATGTCCACCATTGTGGCTACTTCTTGGAGCTTCTCTGCAGCTATACGAGCGTCAATGACCTCTCGTGCAACAGTGTCCACGCCAAACTGGTCTCCTAAACCTGCACTACCCGCCTTCTTGTTACGGTTTTGTTGGACTTGTTTTTCGCCCTCAAACAGGTTGTCTATATATCCTGCGATATCACCAATATCATTAGCAGTGCCTATAGCCGACTTAATACCATCTACCGCGCTTTTTACGAGCGCAATACCTGCAAGAGTTTCTGCAATCATCAAGTTACTTTCGTTTTGGTTGTGGTTTGCAAATAGCGATTATTTTGGACCTACCCCCTTCTGGTAATGGAACAGGGCGTTGACTAGATAATCTGTGAGCGAAGTAAAGACACCTGTCCATGTCTTCAAACACTTGGGTTTTGTTTATTAACTGAGAGTTCAAGTACACAAATAAAACAAACTCTATCATTCTATACCCAGTATCCTAGATAATCCAAATACCTCTAATAGCATAAAAGTAAAGAACAGTAACAAGATGCTACCTGCTATTAATTTACCGCTAAAATTTGTTGACCCTATGCGGATAGCAATAAACTCATTGCCCAGTATTCTAAGTATCAGTTCAAAACTGTTCTCAGTAATGTTTACGGCTACGGGCTTTTCTGTATCAGTCATTCTCTTTATCCATTTTAACGCAGAAACAATTCGCATCAGGATTGTCGAACCCGTGTTCCGTTATAGATACGTGACAGTGAGAAAACCACTTGTGGGTAGAGTGTACAACAGCTTTAACCTCAACAAGGTTAGCCGCAAGGACACAAAACATAACTACGCCGCTAGCTGCCAAGAGTTACTTGCATCCAAGCCCATCCACTTGCTCCACTCTGCATAGTAGTGGCGCATACCAACTTCATCGTGGATGGTACTGTTTTCATGTCGTCCGTGTAAGATGTTTCGAGGTTCTGTTCCCTCGCGCATTGTTGTACCCTGACCAGCTACGCCGATAAGGTCTTCGTGCAGGTTACGCCCGAATGGACCCCAAATAGAGTTGTGATGCTTGATACGAGTCGCACGTTCTTTTGGGGTATCTTTTTTAAGACCATAGCCACGAAACTCAATAAGAACCTTGTTTGGCCCAAGAGGTGTAACGCTGTCGCTTCTATAAGCACTACCCCGAAGATTAAAATTAAATCCGGGGAACAAGTCAACCATGTACCATTGATTGGGTGGCAGGTTAGGGAAACTAAGCTCTCCTCTATCCTCAAAGCCGTCGTATTCTTCGTAGTTAACGGTGAAGCTGCTAACATTAACATGTCCGTTATCGAATGGTATGTTTTTTCTAGCAAAGTATTCATCGTTGAAACCTGACACACGATTAAAGTAGTGCATAAAATCGTGGTAGAACTCGCTGTTGGTATCGTGCCACAGCTTGTAGTTTGTATCTATTATAGCCTTGTGGTAGTGGAAGACTTCCATCTCTTCAGTGTCGATAGCATCCGCAATACAATCAAAAGCACCACAAGTCCACTCCTCTACTGACATGGTAGGGTTGGGGTCTAAGGTAATCCAGACCATGCCACCATGCTTTACTTCGCAATGTAGTCGTGGTTCAGAAGTAACTACTTGAGCAGCAAACGTACCGGACGGCTGCATTATGTCGTAGTTACGATAGGCCCTAATTTCTGTGCCTGTGTTATATGCAAGAATGTTTTGTCCTGCTATCTGTGCTGTTCGAAAATCTAACTCGTTCGGCAACTCACTCTTGTGGAAGCAGGGAACCCAAACCTTGGAGAATATATTTTCCTGCTCCTGTTTGTAGATATCGTGACTAGAATAAATCAACGAACTGATGTGTTCTACTTTGGGAGTCTTAACCCAGTCCCTGTGGTTGCGAGGTGGCACTACTGATTATCTCCTGCGTTAAAAGCCCGACGAGGCTGCACACGGCCCCCGTACACTTTTCTTTGAAGAACCATATGTGTCGCATATTCTTTTGCCGAACTAAAATAGTCTGGTAATTTGATTCCCTGCTTTTTATAAGTTTCTTTAATTCTACCTATGTTCGCTTTCCAATAACCCTCGTGAAGTTTAAAATGCTCTTCAGGTTTTGGTTTTATAGTTTTGTCCATCCCCTCTGCACCAAAAACAGCAGTTTTAATTTTATCAACTGCTTCACTCGCCTGTTCTTTCGCACTTTTTCTACCTGTCGCTTGGGATAAATTTGTTGCCATCCTAGAACTCTCCCGATTTCATCGCGTCCGAAAGTTTAACGGCCCTCGAACCCACCTGTCTAGCCCACCTCGAATCCATCATCTCCATTGATGCTATCTCGTAGTTACCATCATGTATAGCACCCCACATGTTCTTGAACTTGCACAACCGGGGAACCCCCATATTGAATGCCATGTCCATCAGTATCAACTGTCTTACACTATCTAAGTCTTCGACGCAAGGATGAACTCTACACAATTCGTTTTCGACTATGCGGATGTCGTTCATGGCAAGGTAACGAGCGTCAGCTTCGGTAATACCATGTTCATATATTACATCCATGTTTGGGATGTCCATGTACTCTAGTTCTTCTTTGGTGATACCCCTGTCTTTGAGGTTCCTACCTATTCCTACAGTGTCTATGCCCAAACTGTCTTGATACACAGTAAGCACCATACCCTCATGTTCAATTAGTTTATCTAGGAAATGTTCTGTTCTGTATTTCATTTGGCTTTACCCCAGCTAATTATTTCGTCAATGGTTCGCCCACATCCAATACACTTAACTCTTTCCTTGTCCAATACACAAATTCCCTTGCACGGACTCTTACTTTCTTTTGGATTCACGTGACCTAGTTTCCACAGTGCTACTTGCTTCGTGACCCATCCACACAGCAAAAGCCCCCGTCATAGCCCCGACAACCGTCGATACAAATGCAGTTTGTTGGGTCGTTGCACTCGCACCTAGAGCCATGAACCACTGAACCACCTGATAGCTCATCAGTGTCATTGCCAGCATCATCAGTCTTGGAAGGATTCGCCATGCTAATATTTTCTCCATCGTATACGTCATTTCTTACCAAAGAACTTTGTCGCTGACCGGACTCCAAAGCTTGCAGCAACGATAACGCCCAAGCTGTACTGGTACCATTCAGGCATTTGCTCCAATTGTTGAAATCCGTTACGTACAAGGTCTTCCATTCCCGGTATAAAAGCTAAAATAAGTGGTATGCTAAATAGTATGGTGAGCCATTCGTCTTTCCACGATGTCTGGCTACCCTTTGCCATCTCCAAGTCCCAGTCAATTTCGCCTGTAGCTTTTTTCTGCATAACTACGGCTTCGGCTTGTGCCTTTGCTACCTTAGTAGCTGACTGAGCTTTCTTTTCTGCAACTTTACCGGACATCCATGTACCAGCAAGGTCTGCTATTGGTCCAATCAGGGCTGTTAGCATTTCCATCGTCTCCTTGCTTGGCGCAAACGACTGTTAGGATTCTTTGCAGCTTTCGGAAACTTCTTCATCTGTCCGGCTGACCTTGCACAGAAAGATTTACGTCGTTTTGCGTCTTTGCTTCCGGGCTTCACTTTGCCTGTTACGGCAGTCTTTAATTTACTACCGGGATTTTTGCGACGATACGCAGCAACCCCAGCCTTAGTCATTCCCGCACCAGACTTAGTAGAACGGAAATTCTTTTTGTTACGAGCTGGCATTTTGTCAGCTTTACGTGCCATCAGGCTTTAGCTACCTTTTTGGCTTTTGCACTCAAGTCTTTAAAGTGAAATAAACGCTTGCTGGTTTTACCGTGTGTCTTTCCAGAGTGTAGCTGACCATTAGGCATTTTGTGTGTACCCCCTTTATGCTCAGTCCCATCACGGAAATAATGTTTAACGCCCTTCATGCTGATGTCCTCTTCTTTCTACGTTTACCAGATGCCGTAACAGACCAGTTTACTCTACCCGGTCCTGTCTTCTTGGCTGCTTCTTTTTTGGTTATGCGCTTGGCGACTTTGGCAGGTCTACAGGCGGGGTAGGGACGCTTCTTTTTTTCTTTACCAGAACGACCACACTTCTTGCCAGTCTTTACGTCTCGCCAGTCTTCCTTGAACCATTTAGTTAACCCGCCCTTTGGTTTAGCCATTAGGCATACGTCCCGCCACGCTTTTTGTAGGTTCTAACTAACCAAGCATTTGCATATGCGCTTGGGTATACTTTAAATTTACGTTTAGCTTCTGCCTTGACCCGTG